AATAACAGTAATGATGCCACCAAGTGCTAATCCTAATGCAATCAGCCCTATAGCAATCTTGTCTCCATCAACTAAAGATAAAACAAGTAAAGCTAATGCCAATTCCATGATCGCATCAGCCATACCTTTTAACGCTAAGGCATTTATTCCTGTTTTGCCTCCACCAAGAAGACCACTAAGTCCTTCTTTTAATGAGTCAAACACAGTTTTAATACTCTCACCAAGTCCTTTTCCAAGTCCGCCTGTGAAGTATTTGCCAAAGTTCATGAAGTCAATATCAGCAAGTTTTTTACCGAGTTTTCCAAACTGAGTAATTAGTAAAGATGCTCCATATCCTAAATATGCTAATAGACCACCTTTTGCCAGACCAGAAAGATCGGATCCATGACCAGAAAGGAAGGTGCCAATAGCGTCTTTTACTTTTCCAAATACTTTTCCTATTTTGTCGCCAATGGAACTAAATAACGATTCGGTTCCAGATAAAACATCTGCTAACCATTGAATAGTGTTAGTAATACCTTTAATAACACCATCCAATATACTAATTTTCTTTACACCGGACACTAATTGATTTATCCAATGCAGAATGTTTTTAAGTAAATCAATTATTGGGCTCAAAAGTTTAAGCACATTTGATAAGAATATTTCAAACGGTGTTAAGTCTTTTCTTGCTCCTTGAGCAGTATTAATAATTATCTTTCCGAATGAATCCCAAAGCTGAACAACTTCAGCAAGAACTGGCTTCAGCATATCTTTTAATGGCTTCGCAAAATTGTCAATAAAAGACTTAGCATATGTGCCGACAGTTTTGATGACTTCCAGAATCCCCATAAAGTTTCTTCTGAATGCCACGGCAGCTTTGCTATCGAAGCCTTCCTCAGAAAGCCTAATAAATGCATGCCTAACAGTTTCAACTACGTTAAATATCTTCTTAGCAGCTACAGAATAGTCTTCAACTACTTGTCCGTCCTCATTTAAGATAGTATGAATAGGAAATACAAGTCTGAAAACATCTGAAATCATATCTCGAATGCCTAATATCGCATCCGAAATTGCTCCTACAAGTGCTTGCGTTTGAGTTAAATATGGCTGAGCCCTTCTCCACTCTTCGAAATTTATAGGATTGATTTCTTCATCTGGATTCTTTACGCTAATAAAGTCTTTCCATTGTGCTTTCCAAGCTTCTAAAATATCGTTTCTTCTACTTGCTCCAGATGCAAATATCTCCCAGAAAGTATTAGTTACATCAGTCCAAAGTGCTTTAGATTCGTTGTAGTTACCAAATACTAATTGAAATGTCTGCATCCATCCGGAAGAAACAGCGTCCTGTGTTGCTTCGATCGCTTCCTTAAAGGATTTAGCTTCCTGAGCAGATCTAAAAGCTCTTTCTGCAAATTCAGCATATTTTCCAGATAGTGATTCAATTGCTTCTGCAGCTGTATCGAATTCACCTGCATTCACAAGCTTTTCGGCATCAAGAGTCATTGCTGCAAAGTTTGTAAAAGCCTGCTCCATTACTTCACTGGTGAATACACCATCTGACATAAGTTTTTTGAAGTTGGCTAAAGTTGCTTTGCTTTCGTCAACCTTTCCAAGGGCTGCAGCGACTCCTAATAATTGTGATTTTAATTCTTTTGAATCAACACCTGCTAATTCAATAGATCTCCAGTCCATGGTTTGTAATGCACCACTTGAGTAAGACTGGTTTAAGTTATAAATAACTCTAGTAAACTCTGAAGCACCTTTACCAGCATAGGCAGTAGCATTGCCAATACCCATTAGCATCGGAATCAGTTTGTCAATGTCACCGCCTGCGGAGACCATCGTACCTAAAGATTTAGTCATGTCAGTGAAGCCAAATGAAGTTTCATCTGAATACCACATCAGTCTCTTTAAATACTCATCAATCTGATCAACAGATTTTCCTGTAGAGTTTACAAGTGTCTGAACTGAAGATGTAAGATCGTTGTATTTCTGGTAACCTCGATCGAACATCTGTAGATCGGTCATTGAAGTAAGTGAGTTAGCAAGAGTTCCAATTTTACCCACAACGAAGTTTGTTATCATGTCGCCTACTCTTCGTAAGGCACCTGTTGCTATCTCTTCAAAAGCATTAAAACCTTTATTAACTGCTTGTATTGCATCAGTTAAACCTGACAGATCAATCTTGTTTGCTGCTTGAGTAAGCTGGCTCATAGAACCTGTCAGTTTATTTGGATTTAAAGCTTTCTCTAAAAGTCCAAGAGTTGAAATAGTAGTCTTAGCTCTACGTTCAAACTCTTCATTGTTGAATGTCATCTGAACTATTCGTTCATCAATGCTTCGACTCATCAGTCAACTCCCTCCATGCATCTTCTGCAATTTCTTCAAACACAGGTCTCATTGCGGGATTAATGAAGTCTAGTCCCTCATAATACCCACCATTTTGAAATCCGTGTCCGTATTGTAAAAGTATTACGATCGGAATTCCTTCGTTCTCAGAAGAGTTAAGCCATTGAATGGCAACACCCCTTCTGTTTCTCACAACTTTGTAGTACCAGGAATTTGCAGTCTTTCCTGTTCCAACTGGAGTTGCAGCTTTTAGTGCATCAACCCCTCTCCGACCGTATTTATCGAGTATACCAACCTTAAACAGATTGGCTGCTCGTTCTAAAAAACTATTTGTTTTCTTAAAATCCCCTTTGACTGTTACTTCAATCATAGGTTAACCTCTTGAATGCAATTGCTGTCTTCTAGCTTGGTTCAATGCTTTATTCCTAGCAATTACATCACTTGTTTTCATCTTTTTCTTAGGAGCGTTTTTCTCAGAACACACTCGAATTAGCGTAATTAATCTATTCAAATGCCATTTTTGACATTCAAAAGGGATCTGATAGGAGACCATCCAATAGTAAATAATTTCACTTGTAATGATCTCCTTGCTCTTTCTTTCATTTTTATTTCCAAAAGTTGTAGCAGTCATCGGATCTCCGATATACTTAGAAATCTCACGAACATTTTCAGGAGTAAGATAGTTATACACTTCAGGATTGTCAACCGTGTTTAGAGTCATACACCGAATGTAGTCAAGTAGCTCCTCATTTGTGAGATTGTCTTTTGCTGTCAGAAAAGGTTTGTGCCATTTTGATTCCCATTTTGAAATTGACAGCAAAGAATGCTCCAACTGTAAATTTATGTCACGTTCCGGACAATAAAAGAACTGATTTGTTTGTTCGTTGAATAATTCTTGCTTAGGAATTACTATCTTAAGCATTTTTCTTAGCATCTGCTTCAGCAATAGCTTTCTGAAGCCTTGCCGGCAAGATAGCATTAAAGAAATCAGAAGCAGATTCAGGGCTTGCACAGATTTCCATAAACAGATCATTATATGCTTCTGTACATTCGAACTTATGTGACAGTTCCGGTGACTTCATAAACGTTCTGCCATCATCAGATTTCTCGCCATAAGCCTTAAGAAGTATCTCTTTTACAGTTTTAATGATCTCTTTAGCATCCTGTTCTTTAACAATTCGGTCTAACATTTTCTCAAGACCACCATTATGAGACAGTCTAAGTTCTGTTAATTCTGCTTCACTGAGATTAAAGTAAAAATCTTCAGTTCTTTCATTTCCGTCGTAGTCTACGTATTTAATTGTCTTTTTTAACATCTTTTTCTCCTTTCCAAAAAAGAAAAGGCCCCGTATTTCAGAGGCCTTAGTATTTATTTAATTATTGTAAAGTGGTTTTAACTTCATCAGGTAAAGGCAATCTTGCAGGAGTGTTTTCGCTTCCATAGAGAATTGCCTCTAAAGCTTTGATCTTAGTATCAGTTTCAAACTTCGTGCTATCAACTTCAACAACACAAGTCGGCTTGAATCCAGTTACAGGAACTGGTGTTGAAGATACTTCCCAAGAGAATTCAACCGCTGCCGGAGAGTCGTTGACAGTGTCATGAGTCTGAGCAGAAGGAGAAGCCTTGCAACCATAGACGAGGTGAAGCTTATAACCAAAGTCATCACCAACAAGGTCATTACCAACCTTAGTTCTGTAGCAGAAACCAAATACTTTTCTTTCCTGCTGACGAATAGATGCACCAGTTGCTAATTCAGCAGATCCATCGCACTGTTCGAATTCATCAGGGTAAGTATAAGCTCTGATCGTACCGCCATACTCTTCGGCAGAGAACATCGTTGCATAGTTGATGTTATCAGCCCAAAGTTTTGTAGCTTCAGCACCGGAAGGATTCTCGTCAAAGCCAAGAAGACCGTTCCATGCTACGCCATTTGTATAATCACCATTTGCATCAGGAATGTATAATACACCCTGGTCAATACCGGTCTCATAAATTTTCTGACCGACCTGGTCCCAAACAATTCTGGCCATTTGTTATTCCTCCAATTAAAAATATAAGTTTAATACATCATGGTAAAGATTGTCATTAATAAAACGGCGATCGAAAGAGCAGTATGGCAGTGCCAATAGCTGCTCAATCACATCGTCGTTATCAGGTTCTTTACCAATCAGTGTAATAGTATACAGACGCATGTTTCTATAAGCCGTGTCATCTGCATGATTCGTATTAATGGTGTCCATTCCATATACAATACATGGATAGACCATTTTTGTGTTATTAGGCTGTTGCCAATAAACACCATATTTGCTGTACTTGGAAGCCATTATAGAATGGAGAATTGGAGATAGTTCTTTCCTACTTCTCATCTGTCCAAATTCCTCCAAGAGTCAATGTGAGTCTTGGGTATTCGACGTTTACATTTGTAACACGCCATTTGCTACCCATATATGTCACATATCTAATATTGTGAAAATTCTGTCTTGCGTATGGATCAGTAATGAAACTGATCTTATTGCTGATTGTGATGTCGTTGTTAATTTCACTGCCAACCTGCATAGACCTTAAAATAGAGAGAATATCACCAGGATAAGGCCTCTCTATAATTACTTCAGTCCATTCGTCAAGATCAGTTTCGCGTGTTTCGGCAAAGCCTACTTTTCCATACCATTTAGCCATTTAGTTAGTCTGCAATGAATTCAGAGTCTTCAGCCTGATGAATAGAATTAGCAGCCTTGAAGACCTGAGCTGCGAACGGTGTAACAAGAGCACCGGAGCAACGAGTTTCGATCAAATACTTCTGAGCATTGTAATCAATGTCGAAGTCATCGAACATGTTGACAGCACCGCCCTTATCAGCACCTACGTTGTAGTCGCCGAGGTTAACGATCATGCAATAGAAGCCTTCCGGAGTGATCTCATCAGGAACTTCAATGATCTTGGTGACTCTGAGCTTCTTAGCAAGCTTTTCTTCATCTTCATAAAGAACATGATTGAAACCATCTTCAAGCAGTAAGCAGTCAGATAAGAAGTCAGCGCCCATGATGGCGACCGGTTTTGCAGAACCCTTATAATCTTTACGGTTCTTGATGACAGCCTTAATAACATTTTTGGTTGTAGCATCATCATCAGCACCTGCAGTAACAACATAGTGCTTCGTATAAAGCTGCTCATCAGAAATGATCGGACGGATGTTGAGTTCGTTGATGTGGTCATCAGAAGAACCATCTCTGCCATCACCAAATACGAATGCACGAGCAAGTTCCTCGTCCAGCATCATTCTCATTTCAGACTTCAGCCATGCAACGACATCAAAGTCTGTAATATCGATCATATCATCACGATCCATCTTCTGTTTCTTATAGACAGTCGTCGGAGTCGTTGTTCTCTTTAAGAGCTTGAAGACTTCTTCCTTCTTCAGATGGCCTTTGATGTAACCTTTTGCACGAGCTTCTTCTTCAGTCAGATCTGCATGCATGGACTTGATCCTTGAGAACGGAGTGTGATGAACTGCGCTCATGATCTGAGAAACCCATTCAGTGTCTCTCTTGATCCAAGTCGGTTTGTCAGTAACATCCTTTGCCTCCGGGAAGAGGTATTCGACATTGGTAATACCGTGCTCTAAGAAAGCTTCTTTCATAGAACCGAATTTCTTTGCATCAGCAACAGCAGCATCGATCTCAGCATGCATCAGCATTTCGTCATCGCCGCCGTTAGAGAATAAGTTGTGATCCATTTCTTCATCGTCTCCTTCATCTTTTGACCCTTTATCTTCTGCAGCCATGCCGACTAATGCGTACATGACATTCTTCTGTTCTTCGGTCATAGAGTCAATAACATCCTGAACAGTCTTTTCTTTTTCTGGCATTTTGTCTCCTTCTTTTTCAGCCGTTTCATCGGCATGTTCTACAGTATCTTCACTGTTTTCAGACACAGTTGTTTCTTCTACGTTTTCAGTTTCTTCTTCGATCTCTTCTACTTCATCTGAATGTACGAGATAGTCACCTGTGTAAATGATCGCTTCTTCGTCAGTTCCGTCGGCATGAGCCATTACGGTATCGATGTAAGCGCCTGGATTAGCACCTGCTAGAACCAAACTTACCTCACGAATAATGCCGTGTAAGACATTACCGCCGTTCTGTTTCAACTTGTTTGCACAGATAGATAAGGAAGTAAGGTCTCCATGCTGGACCATAAGCTTGGCGTTTCTGCCCTTTTCGGTGTCGTTGAAGTAGCCATATGTGTAAACTCCTTCGGGTCTATTCTCTAAAAGAGCGTGTCCAATGACTTCATCAAGACTACCGTGGTTATGGTTCCAGACTAGTGGTACGACTTTACCGTCCTGATCAGCAAAAGCATTCGCTCGAATAGTTCTGCCGTCTGCGCACTTCAAATCGTTTCTAGTAGCCCATCCAGAAAAATCGTAATTTTTGTCCATTTTGATTTCTCCTTCGAATCTACGCAATAGAAGCATCATCAGGGTTTTCTACTGGTACATCCTGACTTTGCTGACCCAGATCTTCTGCAATTTGTTCATTAGATTTGTTCAAGTTTCTGTTTCTAAGTTTGTCTGATTCAGGATCTGCATCCGGTTTCAGGCCAACGATCTGTCTTACTTCATTCGGTGACATGATCTCGTTACGAGTAAACTTGTCAGCGATTTCAGCAATAGCAGATACAGGAACAAGCTTGAACGGTTCTCTAAAGAACTTGATAGATTGCATCTGAGATCTGGCTGTTTTTGTTAAGAACTTTCTGTAATACTCATCTCTAATAGCCGAGATCAGCGGTTCGATGGTCTGATTGTAATAGTTCGTCATAGTCTGCTCATCAGCTTTACCGTTGAGGATCTCATCTGTAATTCCAAGCTGTGAATAGACCTGAGCAGTTAAATATTCGATCGATTTAAGTAAATTGTTCTCAATTGATCGGTTTAACTGAACGATCTTCTCAGTACCATCAGTGTAAGCAATGCCGTATTTAGATCCTTCGAGTTGCATCTCGATTTCCTTACGTCTTTGCTCTGCCTGAACTCTTCTAGCTTCTGACTTAATTACATAAGGCAGCTGAATAATTAAATCCAACTTGCCTGAGCTGCTCTGTTCATCAACTCCATCCAATAAATTCAGCTTTCGAATCAATCTCTGTAGGGTTGAATTCGGTTCGTTCATGATTGTATAGAACGGATTTTGAATTATGGCAGCATTTCGCTTCGGAATCCAAAGTTCTTCAAATTTTCCGACGCGATCGTTGTAAACTCGTATCCTAATTGCATCCGGAGACCACTCTAAAACCTGTGCAGTTCGCATTGTTTTAATGTCATAACTGCCTGTTAGATTTGGATTCTCTGTAGTATCTACTGGAATGACTGCAACACAGCCTTCTTCAAGCATTTGCATAACCACGTTTTGCATAAATGCACGCGAGGTCTGATCTTTGTTTGCTTCAACTGTGAGACATTCGTTCAAATACGAGTCAACATCTTCAATGTATCCACCATTCTCGTCAATTCTTACATGTTTCATTGAGATAGCTGCTACATCCATTGACAAACGTGTGTAAATGGACTGAACTATGCTCCGTTCGTTTCCTCGAATTGGTCTAACAATGATTGGATTGTAATAGGTACTCTCGCCCCAGTCACGCCTAGGAGTCGGATCCCTATTCATGAAGGCATTCCACGCATGGAGAAGCCTATCTCCGAATCTTGGCATCGGATTTACCTCCTAGATTTAACGACGTTTAATGCCCTTAACTCGAGCTTTATACGATTGTTTATTATTTGCCCAAGCTTCCTGAGCTTCTCTATCATATTGACGTTCTTTTTCTTGATCTTCAGCAGAAAGCTGTTGACCACGTTTATAATTCTTTTCTAAGTCTTCAAGTTTTCTGTAATAGTCGTCTTGAATCTTTCTATCCTGTTCTTTGTACTCTTTTTTAGCGTCCTTAAGTTCGTTTCTCTTTTGCGCTTTTGGACTATTATGGCGTCTATAATACAGTTCATCAAGAGCAACGTTACCAACACCGTTTGTGATCATAGCAATGCCTACTTCTTTCCAAACGGATGTTTCTCTACCAGACCATGTGAGTTTGTCATTTTTAAATGACAAGTCATATTTTAAATTGTCGATGAATCTTTTTCCATCGCTCATATTTTGTGCTTTTTGTTTTTCGTATAGTTTCTGAATACGATCATCAGCTAAAGCACTATTCTTGTAAGCGACATTCATACGACTTCCTTCTTTATAGGTTTTGGCCATACGTTCGGAAAATGCTTTATTTGTTTTTGCTCTTTCTATATCTAAGTCTACAGACTTAACTTTTGTATTATTGCGCTTTGCCTCAGCTTTTATGTCACGAATGTTGGCAGCACCTCTGTTAAGCTCAGCTTTATAAACCATTCTACGTTTACCAAAATTAGTTTTTGCTAATTCTGCTTTTCTATCATAGTAATCAGCTTTTGCACGCAATTTATCGCCATATCCGTAATGTTGTCTACCTTCAGAAGTCAAAGATCCATCTTCATTTTGATAGCGGCGAATACCCCATTTCTGACCTTTTATACCGTGATGGTATAGCGTGTCGCTATAGTAGTAATACGTTGACATATAATTTCTCCTTAATATCTAGAAGTATGAGAATAATATGCTCTCAACTTGCTATTTGGTATTTCATCTAAAAGGCCTTTCATACCAGAAATAACAGTCAATCCAACAGAAGCAGCCTGCACAGTTCTTGCTGTTTTAGTATCTATATAACCAAATCTTTTTGCGTATTCTGCACCGATACTAGCAGCAGATCCTAATTTAGCTATCATTACTGTCGTATTTCTGTTATTTGTAATACGTTTACCTTGTGCATAAAGGACTTTTCCTTCATCACCTTTTTTATCTAATGCCAAATGTTTATAATCCTTATTCATTTGGCGTTTAGCTTCTACCATTTTAGCTTTGGCATACTTTTTATCGTAGCTAGAACTAGATCTATCTTTCTTAATAGCTTTGTACTCGCTACGTCTTTTCTCATATGCTTCTTTTGATTTGTTGTACCGTTTTAAACCAGCCTGAGTATAAGTACCATCGTAGTTCTGATAACGACGGATACCCCATTTTTGACCTAAAACGCCATAGTGATTTAATTCATCACTGTAATAAACATATGGCATGCAATTTGCTCCTTTAATGCAAAAAAAAAGAGACTAAGAAGTCTCAAAGTTCATTTTTAATGATGAATACTACTGCAATTCCTGCTCCTAATACCAAGCATTTTGCATAGGATTCAGCATTATCTTTTACATACTTTTGTATTTCCTTAATCTGCTTTCTAATCTTGTATTTCTTAATTTCAAGATCTCCATTAATTACTTGTGCTCTTACTCTTTTCTTTTCCATAATAGATTCCTCTCTTTCTATAAGAGGATATGAAAAAGAAAAGAGCTAATGCTCTTTTTGTTCTTGAAAATACTTGTTCAATAAAATTATTTCAAGTTTAATTGGATCAATACAACAGATTGATTTTAAATGCTCAAATTCTATTTTTTCTTCGTCCGTTGCATTTTTATCCCTTATTTTTTTATACAAATAATAAAGTTTATCCATTTAAGTATCTCCTTTCATAAAATAGCATGCTATTTTAGCGATATACTTAAAGTATTTTACCACGGCGCATTAAATCTTGATATGTCGACATTTGTTCAAATTGAGTAACAAGTCGTTCTCCTGTTTTTGTTAAGGATCCATTAGGATCTATCATTATTAAAGGCTTTTCTCCAAGAGATCCAGCATCAAAGTAATCTATTATGGCGTCATATCCTGCTTTTTGTAGTGCATTAAAATATGTTTTAGAAGATTCTCCTTTTCCGACAAGAGAATAAATACCCATTCCAAAGTAATCTTGATACAAATGCCCTTTTGCAGCAGAAATTGCCTCAGATCTTGACAGGTTATGACCAGAAGCCTTATAAGCATGCTGTAAACAACTTGCTAAATCTTCAGTTAATTGATTCTTAAATTTTGGATCATCATAGAGCTCACTAAATATTTTTCTAGCTGCTTTTTCAGTCGGGACTTTAATATCTTTAGTTGTTTTATACGACGTATCAAATCTTTGACCAGTTCCGTGCCAGTCTCGTAAAAGTGCTCTATACCTTTTTACATCATCCGGATCAAACGCCATATAGGAAGCCTCATCTTTTTTGGTAATGTCTAAACCAGAACTACCTTCCATTCTATGAATTGTGCTTCCTTCGCCCAAAACAAATTCAACATCATCAGCAGATCCTTTAAAAATGTTTAAAGTGTCTTTCTCTGACGTATTCTTTTGATTTTTTATTTTGTTAATAACATCATACTTATAAGCCAAATAAACAGCAGCAGAAATACCTACTACAGCAGCTCCCGCTATAAGAGCTTTTTTTACTTGCTCTTTGTTCTGCAAATCTTTTGCTACATCGTCGTCGGAAGCAACCCTATAATATAGATATTGTTTACGATCTTTGTATCGATAATAATCTAATAATTTATCTCTATGCTTATCTATTTGCTCTTTTGTATAAACTTTTCTTTTTGGCTTTTCTGTTGAACTATTCTTTCTATCATATAAATGTTCATTTCGTCCAGATCCCAAAGATTTCTTCCAACCATCTTTTACTTCTTTTCTACTATGATCGCCTTCGTCTAATGGATACGGTGGTCCGTTTCTCCTACCCCATTTCTGACCAAGGATACCATGGTGATAAAGAGCATTAGATGTGATCCCGTTGTAATAGTATTTCATATAGTGAAAAACCATCCAATATCTTCTTTCCGTTTTTAATTAGCGTGTCCGAATTCTGATACAGCTGATTTACTGTCAGAATAGCTACACTTGCTCCAGCAACGATTTTCAACCCTTTCTGAAAAGCGTTAGGTTTTAATCTATGGTATTCCTGCTCGAGTCTTGCTCTATTGTTATAATCCTGAAGCTCTTTATTTGACATGCTCTTATAGTTTTTCTTCTTTAACGTTTTGTATTGTTTATAGTCGTCACTATAAGAATCACTTCTTCTACGTCTCTTACCTGCTTCGGTGTAAGATCCGTCTTCATTTTGAAATCTTCTTACACCCCACTTCTGTCCTAGGATGCCATGGTGGTATAAGGTTTCATTTGTGTACGTATATTTCATAGTTAACCTCACTCAAATGCTTCTTTATTGAGCTTCCACGAAATGTATGCGTCCATCATTGCTGCAACATTATCGATCTTCTCATCTCCGGCTCTCTTGTAGAGTTTCTTGTTGCCATTCGTGTCTTTGAGAATAATACAGTTGCCCATACAGAATTCCATAATAGATTCATCGAAGATCAACGCACGCTGTTCGGCGTATTTCTTTAATTCACCTAACGGAACGCTTTCTGTCTTGGCGCCTTGTATTACTTTCTCAATGCCAAAAGGCCCATTCTCTTGGACCCAGCGATTTAAGAATGTTTCTGCATTGTATGGATCGTAACCGAAGGACCGAACGTCGTACTGCATATTAACGATGTGCTGATCTACATCCTCGTATACATCGCCCATGTCTAGTACTGTTCCTTCCATTATTTGCAAGCTTCCTTCCCTAATGAAAGTTTCGTATTTGTCTCGCAACGCTAAAGGCAGCTTCTGAAATGTATAGGAAGTAATGTAACTTCGAGCCTTTACTCCGAATGTTCCATTCCTTAGAGGGAACAGGAAAGTGAAAGCACAGAAGTCATCACCCCTGGACAAGTCAGCACCTAAAGCACAAGGCATTCCTCTGAAACTTCGTCTAGGATGAGGAAGTATTTCTTCGTACCTGAAGTAGTAAGTGTACCCTTCAAGCGGAAGATTAAAAATCTTAGCTAGAATCTCGTTCCTATCTGCTGGGTTCTTCTCAGCTTTTTCAACGTCAAGCTGATAGTCCTCATAAGTGACAGTCTTACCAAGATTCGGATTAGCCTTTAACCACATTTCTGGTTTTCCTACTTCATCAATCGAATCCAATTTGTAGTAGAAGATAGAAACATGTGGATTGATGTAATCGCCACGGAGTATGCTTAGGAGCTCCATTTTGATTGTGTCACCAATTCCGTTTCGAACAGTACCTTCCGAGCTGATAGCAACAATGAGATAATCGTTCGGGTCATCTATTGCGCCTTGTTGCTTAGTGCAGCCCTGTTGGATCGCGTTGATTGGATTCTCTCGAATGTCTCCTGAGAGCCACTCGTCGAGTGTAGCAAGCTTAATTCGTCCACCCTGTAGTTTGTCAATGCTCATAGGTCGAACTTCAAGAATTGATCCGGTAAGAAAGTTCTGAATGCCCTTCTTAGTAGATGCTACCTTCTGTCTATCTGCTCGATTCCCGGTTGTGTTCTGAAGAGAGCCGGCTGTCATCATTCGTAAGAATGGACCCCTTGCCCTAGTCAAAGCCAACCGGATCGGAGACATAACTTCTTCGGCCTGCCGCATTGTTGGTGCTACAGTGATCTGACCTGTGGAGTCTGTATTTATTAATAGTTCATAAGCTTGGAGGCATGCGCCATACATAGATTTTGCAGCTCGTCTTGGAACTATTAAATACTGCAGATTCACAAGTCGTTTCTTTATGTATTTCTTAACATAAGTTGCTCCGTGGCCATTAGGATTAGGAACAGGTATACTTCTCTCCACAAAGTAATACCATCCGAAGATCTCCTCGGCCCAAAGCTTAAATGTGTCCAAAAGTTTTAGATCGCCGCCATTAGTCAGAACTAATTCACGTTCACAAAACTTTATGAACCCCTCTATCGCTCTATCATCGTAATATATACCTGGGTTTGCAATATTATCGTCTATACGGTGCATCTCCATCTCGATAGTGTCACAAATAGGTATCTCTCCTCTCAAGACAGCATTTCTAAATTGGCCATAGTATATCGGTACAGCAGTATTGGAAAGTGCCAACTAAATTTCGCCTACGTAATTTTCAGTTGTGTAAATATACCATTCCAATCTAGCCGCTTCTTCCTTAATTGAGTTCATTAAAGTTGCAGAAGTCGGTGGGTCAAACAAAAGTCTAACCCTTAATGCTGTCCAAGAGATTAATGCATGGAGATTAATCTGATCTGCTCTAAGCAGAATATCCTTCCATGTCTTATTGCTGTCCACAATGGAGAAATCATCGCAGACAAGGCCCATTCTATTTGCCTGCATTAACACAGAGTTAATTGCAAAGCATAAATCCTGATCAAAGTAGTCGTCAAGTTCTCCATTGCCAATTATCTTTTTAACGGAGTCAAGAATACTCTGATCCATGTTTTCTGTTGTTGCCATTTTTAGTTCCTCCAAGGACATGTGTCGTTTGCAGATCGATCCATTGGCAAATTTGGCTTTGAGTCCAAAGGCAAACCGTAATGAATTATCTGATGTGTTTTAAAAACTGTAGTAATCAAGTTCTCTGGGTCCAGAAGAATGGGATTGTGATTCTTAACGTCTTCAGCAGTAATAGGATTAATGTGATGCACAAAGATATGAACGCCTTCAGGAATCTCGTAGCCCTTAACTCCTAAGTCACGTCCAAGATCTCTAACAATAATCCTGTTTTTCATCTGACGCCATTCTTCGGATCTGTAAAAATCTTGATTAAGGAATCTGTCGAATCCAAATGTATCGAATCCAACAGATCCATGAAGCATGAGGTAATTCAATCTATCCTCATATGTTGAATATCTGATCAGCTCGGAGTAAGACTTAGTAAGATTCGTCATCTTCATCGATCTCACCCTTGTAAATACCGAAAGCTTTGATAGCATCTTCGTAAAGTTCTTCCATTCGCTTTGCAGAACGAAGAGCTTCTGCTTGAGCTTTGAGTTTCTCGGTTTCCATAGCCAGCTTCTGACGCTCGAGCTTCTCCTTTTCAGTACCCAACTTTAAAAAATGTGTGATTACCTGAGAAGAAGCTGTTCCGTTTCGCAGTTGTTCCTCAGCAAGAGACGTCGCCATAGCTATAAGTTGAGCTTCACGACCTTCTGCTGTAGAAGCTGGTCTTTGTTTCGGCCTAGTTTCTGTACTAACCGCAATCTTTTTAGCCATCTTCCCGCTTCCTTTCCTGTAGATTAATATCAGTTTCAGTGACGTTTAGGAGGTATTAAACCGCCCAGATGATAGAGGATAAATGAATAGCGTTAATCTTGAAAGGAGAAAGACAATGCCAATAGTTTAATACCTCGTAAATGCCACCGAAACCGTGAAAATATAAGCAAAAAATATCCCCCGGAGAATTTTTTGAG